GAGGCAATGGTTTGTGAATACCAAACTGGTTTGGCTCCCATAGATGAAACCTACACAATCGACCTAGCAACGTTCTTACCCTACCTTTACGTTGGGCTCTATCCATTACAGCATCCATGAGCTGTTTAACAAAAGGCACCTTGGTGTGGTATTGTTTAAATAATTCTTCAGCTTGTAACTTGTTTATACCAAGCTCTGCTTGTAATTTATTTTTACCCATACCATAGAACAATCCTAAATTTATTGTTTTGGCTTGGAATCTACCAATGTCAGCCATGTCAGCTACGATCTGATGGAAGTCTGCGTTTTCATTTTTGTATGCGTCAACAACATCCTCAACAGAAAAGAAACCTTGCAGTGCAGCATAGTGCACTACAAGTCTTGGCTCTTGTTGATTGTAATCAAAGCAGCCCCACTTACAGCCCTCCTCTGGAATAAAAAGACTTCGGATCCGTGGTCCGAGGTCTTTGTTCCTTGCAGGTATTTGCTGTAAGTTTGGATTGTTCATACTGAACCTGCCTGTTACAGTGCCACCACCATCACCACGTAATTGATTTATCTCTGCATGTATTCTACCTCTGCCAGAGTATTTTAATATTGTATCTATAAATGTTGTGTGTGCTTTGTTAATCTCTCTTGCTTTCGCAATAGCTTGCACGATTGTGTTTGGGTGATTAGCTAAAAAGTTTTTTGTAAAGCTAGGAGCTCCAGTTTTGACTGTTCTATCATACGGCAAACCAAGTTTATCAAATACTTTGGCAATCGATCTCGCAGCCCATATCTGCACCTCTTGTCCTGTCTCTGCGTATACACCACCTAATAATCTTTTCTCTTCCTCGACCATTCTTTCTTTTTCTCTAGCTGCACGATCTACATCTACACGTACTCCAAGGAATCTCATATCAACCAATACAGGAAACAAAGCTGTCTCCATATCAAAAATATCTTGTATGTCTTGATGTAAAATTTCTTTTTTCATTTCTTGCCACAACTCCAATGTGAGTTGGGCGTCACGCTCCGCGTAAGCTCCAACGTACATGGCTGGTAGTTTATACATCTCTGCTTTTGGATCTACACCCCAAGACTTTGCAGCTTCATATAACGCTGACTCGTCTTTACCTTTACCGATGTAGTCTCTAGACAAACCATTTAAATCGTAACGTAATCTATTTTCATTTACTAAACCTGCAGCTATCATTGTATCTACGATTGTTCCTTCAACTTTTATACCTAACTTTCTTAACCAACATATATCGTACATGGCATTGTGAAATATTTTTATGGAGTCTGTACTCATCTGATCTTGCAGCCATTTTAAAACTACTTTACGATCCATGTTACCGCCACCTTCGTGTGCAATAGGATAGTATGCGCACCAGTCATGTGTGGCTAATGATATACCTACAACATCACCTACACCAACAACAGATCCAGATCCCATTCTTTCATTTAGGTTTGGATCTTTTGTTTCTAAGTCGACAGCTATCTCATCATACTTTCCAAGATCAGGAAAGTCTGTGGGTGGTATCCACTCTGTCTGTGGTTTAAATAAAGGAGTCTTCATTATTTTTCTTCCATTTTTTATGTCCCTCTACCCAGTCTTCTTCGTTTTCATGTTTACACTCACCAGCTATTGCCATATAGGCTGCTGCATCTACGTAAGTGTCTTCTGTTGGTTGACCAAATTTAGTCCGTGCTACTTTTAACAAAGCTAACATTACAGCAGCGTCATGTGCTGTTATTTCTTTATCGAGATATGCTGACCATAATTTTCCAATGTTTGCGTGGTTTCTTATTTTATCTCCGTAGGTTTTTGCTCTAGGTCCTGTAACTAGTTCTTGCGCTAACTTTAACGCGTCTTCTGTTTTCATATTCTATATCCTTTGTAAATGTCTTTGGGTCTGATGATGTGTAAATGATTTTTAGTTCTAGTTGCACCAACATAGAATAATCTATTTTCATCATCAGGATTTTTTTCGTAATTCTTTTGTGTGTTTCTAGATAAGTCAGTCAGGAGAATTACGTTGTCCTGCTCACCACCTTTTACTCCGTGAATTGTAGATAAAGTTATACGTGGTGCTTTTGTAAGCTTCTCACCATTTTCCCTCATTCGTCTAATATATCTTACTTTCTTCTCCGGTGCATCATTAAAAGCCTCAAACCAAATTGCATTTGTTTTAAGACCATAATCTTTTTTTAATTGATCGATTCCATAAAAAGCATCTTTCACCATACCTTTCATTTTTTGTTTGTCCCACATACTTGTGTATGAAGAAATTTTTTCTAGTTGGTCGTATTTTAAAAGTTGACCTTGCCTGAGTTGTTCCCAGTCTGTTACAGCTTTGTACAAGTCTTGTTCTACATTCGTTCTAAACTTGTTCTCGTAATACAACCCTTGGGACCTTAAGTTATCCTCAAGTTCATTTAACATAAATCTAGTTCTAGCTAGGACTAGCCAGTTACCCTCTCTCATGTTAATCTGTTCGAAGTCATTATAATATGAAAGCAATCCTCTTTGTGTTCTTGGTCGCCACTCTTTTGGTAGTCGGTTTTGTATCCTATTTACTATGCGTGATGCCACATCATGAACTACCTGCGGTATACGGTATGACTGTGTCAACTGCATTAGTCTCCCTGTCTGTGTTATAAAACTGTCTACGTCTGCGCCAGCCCACCTAAATATAGCTTGATCGTCGTCTCCTGCAATATAAGTATCCCTTGTTTTATCCCATATTGACCTTGCCATATCCCATTGGGATAATGATAAGTCTTGTGCCTCATCAATAAATACAACATCAAACTTAGGTGACTTGTCTGATTTAACAAATTCTGTAATCATGTCTGTAAAATCTATTAGACCATAGTCTTTTTTGTATTGATTAAGATCAGATACAAATTGTTTCAGTTGGTGTATTGTTATGTTTTGTGAGTGTTCTTTTAAATTAAATTGTTGTTCAGGTGTGATGTCTCTAAGTTTTGCTAGCTGCACTATTCTAAGTAAATCACTTTTAGTTGTAAATAATCCTGTGTGTTCGTTATCGTATTCATTGTAGTCAACAACCATATTTGTTTTTTTACCAAGATCATCATAGTGGTGTTTTTGCATTACGTTTTCTTTTTTGATTCCTAGCTGCCTAAATGCAAGAGAGTGTAGTGTTCTAAAATAAGGTAAGTCATCTTCACTATAATTAAACTTAGCCATGGCTCTATCTCTGGCTTCGTACGCAGCTTTCTGTGTAAAAGAAAAATAACCTATTCTATTAGGATCAGTTTCTTTTAAATATTTTTCTACTTCGTTTAATAGTGTGGTTGTCTTACCAGTGCCAGGTGGACCCAATACGATAGTTTTCAAAATGCGTCCTCCTTTTTAAACGTTCTCTTTTTTATTTTCTGTTCTTGTTTTTGGAATTGTTTTAACTTGACTACTTGTAGTTTCTTTTTCCCAACCATCATACGATGTTCTGTATCACAGTCATGATTGTCCTTCAACCAGAACAAAGTGCGATCATAATCTGTTTTCCATTTTCGTTTTGATAAATACTGATGATAAAAAATATGAAAAGAAAAATGATGATGTCCCTGGTAGTTCCATACGTTTCCATTTTCAATATCTTCTTTTGCAGATCCTTCTGCCGTGAGACTCGTGCAATAATTTTCTAAATGTTGACCTAGTTGGTCTATCTTAGATGACCCTTGTGGTGCTTTTACTATCTCTTTATTATCTAATAAATTTTGTACTAACGTTCTAAAATCTTCTGGTTTTAATTTTGGTGGACTAACATAAACTTGATCTATCATCGCTTTTCTAAATAAGTTTTGCTCTGCAAGGTGATCTGCTTTGAGTGATACTCTTTGGCCATCTACGTTTAATCTAAATTCTTTTTCTTCTGTCTCTATTATTTGTAAGTCTGATAAGTGTGGAAATAAAATTTGTTTACCAATACCAAAAGGTCTAGTTTTACAAAGTTGTTTATCACAGTGGTTACACATTGGCTCTTCTTCACATTTGTAACCAAACTCTTTCTTGTCAAAGTTTTTCTTTTTATCTTCTATCTTTTTATCTGCTAGGGGTGGATTAAAATATCTGTAATTAAATGGATTTAGTTTTTCTTGCCACTCATCTGGCCACTTCTTCTTTGCATATATTATAAATTGATACATCACTCTGTCTCTTGTATCGCTTAACTTTTCTCTCGTTAAAGATTCAAGACATGGTGGTCCATCGCTAAATTCTGATGGTGGTCTTTTAACTTGTAGTTCTTCTAATTCTTTTGGTGTGATAGAGCTTTGTTTTATAGAATCTAAAAAAGCCGTAATTGTAACAGCTTGTCCAGATTTATCATAGCAATATCTTGTTGTATTTTTACAATTAAAATATGGTAAGTTTAAAAAATTTCCTGTATCATCTTCCGATTTTAATTCTATCTGTTTTGGAAAAACCTCAGCATTACCAAACCCAAGTATGGCACTTATTGACATGAGCTTATCACGCATTAATTTTGCCGGTACAAAATCTTTTGTAAATAAAAATATATGTGCTCCACCACTTTTTGATCTACAAACAAAAAGCGGAAGTAAGTATTGATCTATTTTTTTAATTATTTGTTTGTGGTCTAGGTTGTCATACTTATCTACATCGATACAACCCCATACACATTTATTGTCTTCGTTTATGGGTATAATACCTAGACTGGGTTCTATGCCTTTGAGATGGTTCTCCCAAAGTAAATCAGTGACTATCTCTCTTTTGACAAAAGACTTACCTTTGATTTTTAAACCATCAGCACCTTTTTTGTCTACATAAGTGCAGCCATGGGCTCTCTGTAAGCCCTGAAATATCTTTTTAAATTGATCCATAATCCTCCTTTAAAAGGGGCGGCCGCAGTCTCCCGGGGCCGCCTCCAACGTCCTCCATGCCTGGAAGTCCTTAATACGGTGATTTGGATTCTGTTTCTCTGTCTCCTTGTTTAACTTCGACACTACCTTTAGCAACTGCGTTGCTGAAGTCTTTTGCCGTTGCATAAACATTGGCGTCAGTGATAGGACCAACTCTTGCTACATCCCAACCAAACCATGTGCCTTTGTCGTTAGACTGTTGCACAGTTTTTAGTTTATAAATGTGGCTGTATGTTGGCGGCGTAAACATGCCGTTTGATCCTTTCATTTTCAAACCCGTCATCATTGTGTTCCATTTTCTACTAATTTTTAATTGAGTAGCTTTCATGGATATCAATGCAGTCGTAGGATTTTTACCTAGGACAACCACAAAATGATTAGCAGTTGTTTCAAGATAGTTACCATTGGCTAATCTATCTTTATTAAACTTATCTCTTGTAGTTGCAGGTAAGTCATCACCAGCTTCATATATTTTTACTGGAGCTCCCTGACTTTCACCTCTATCTTGCCATTCGATATGCTGTCTTTTGTAGTGACATGGAATGACTTCTATCCCCTTTTCGCCGTCATAAATCTCGTTTGTCACGGTATTTATTATCATGCCAGGTTCTGCCCCCTGCACAAATTTAGCGTCTCTTTTGTTTACTTCTGGAGATAGCTGACCAAGAACTTTTAAGAAAGGTAAAGCAAGATCTTCTTGCGAGATATTTGCAATACCTTGGCCTTTGTCTTGTTCAAACATATTCGCACTTACTTCATTTTTCTTTTTCACTTGTACTTCACTCATGATTATTGTTTCCTCTTTATTGTTGTTTTGTTTCCAACATAAATGTTGAAAAGTTCCGTTGGCATTTCTTTTCCTGCCTCGAGACGCTCACGGACGAGCGCTTTCAGGGTCATAGGCTCTACCTTCAGCTTTTGTGTCGGTTCGAGCCCTTGACCCTTCGCAAGTTCAGCATAAGCTGCTGCCTTGTCATCCTCAGAACGTCCAAAGGATACGACAACCTCATTCTTGATGATGTCGCCGAGTCCGTTCTGACGAAGCCAGTTAAACGCCTCCTCTTTTTTGGCTTGAGTTATTGTGGCGCTATAATTCGTTTTAACTTCTACAGATGATCCATCTTGTAGTTTTAAAAAAGATAAACCCATTTCAGACAACATAGTCGGTATTACTTCTCCCGATAAATATTCTATGTCTTTCTTTTTTTGTTTGATTGCGTCTTCTTGGATTTCTAGTTGTTGTTGATGTGCTTGCAATTCTTTTATTTTATCTGCAAGTCTGTTTATATTTTTTGTTTTGTCAAAGACTTCTACTTGGTCCTTCTCAAAATTAATCGTCATTCGTTTTTCTCCGTTTCTATACTTTTTTAAAGTACTTGACTTTAATAGCATTATCCTATATCGATGTCAAGTAGTTATGGACTTCAAATTTAAAACCAATCCTTATGCACACCAACAGGTTGCATTAGAAAAATCTTGGAATCAAGAAACGTTTGCATACTTTATGGAAATGGGTACAGGTAAAACAAAAGTTCTTATAGATAATTTAACAGCACTTTATGATAAAGAAAAAATTAATGGTGCATTAATTGTTGCGCCTAAAGGTGTGATAGGCACTTGGTACAATCAAGAGTTGCCTACACATTTACCAGATCATGTCAAAAATGTGACCGTATTGTGGCAATCAAATATTAATAAACAACAAGAAGAGAAACTTCGTTTTAATGAAGAAGGACTACACATATTAATTATGAATGTAGAAGCTTTTAGTACGGAAAAAGGTTTTACGTATGCACATAGATTTTTATCATCACATAAATGTTTAATGGCCATTGATGAATCCACCACGATAAAAAATCCAAAAGCAAAAAGAACAAAAAATATTTTAATGTTATCAAAACTAGCTGACTACAAACGTATAATGACAGGATCACCAGTTACAAGAAATCCACTAGACTTGTACACTCAATGTGAATTTTTAGATCCAAGGCATCTAAATCATCCATCATACTACTCTTTTAGAAATAGATATGCTGTTGTGAAAGGAACTAATATAGCGGGTCGAACAATTAACTTAGTCGTTGGTTATCAAAACCTTGCTGAACTTGCAGAGAAATTAAAACCTTTTTCATACAGAGTATTGAAAGAAGATTGTTTAGATTTACCTGATAAAATTTATATGAAGAGAGAAATAGAATTGTCGCCAGAACAAAACAAAGTATATAAACAAATGAGAAAAGAAGCCTTAGCTACATTGAATGGTAAAACTGTGACTACAGCGACTGCTTTATCTCAGTTAATGAGACTACATCAAATAACTTGTGGTCATTTTTCTGCTAATGACGGTACGATACAAAATATTAAAAACAATAGAATTACAGAGCTTTTGAACGTGTTAGATGAAATAGAGGGCAAAGCGATTATATGGGCCCACTATCAACATGACGTTGAAACAATAGTAAAACAAATAGAGAAACAGTATGGTCAGGGTTCCGTGGTCCATTATTATGGTAAAACGCTACCTGAAGAACGGGACTATGCTATTAAAAATTTTAAAACGAATGATAAGGTAAAATTCTTTGTAGGTACACCACAGACAGGTGGTTATGGTATTACGTTAACATCTGCAAATACTGTTATCTATTATTCTAACGGATATGATCTTGAAAAAAGAATGCAATCAGAAGACAGAGCACAT